TTATAATGTCTATAAATAAAGATTCTTTTCACGAAATTACGTTACAATATTTAGTTAGTGGCAAACATAAGAAAAAAATATTTGGTGACGAATATGACGCTAAAAATGATAGAGTTCCTCAACACGTTAGAGATATTTATCAAGAACGAATTATTAAATTAGCTAAACATTTGTTTAATTTAAATGAAATAGATGGCGATGATATTTACAGTGATGTTAAAGATAGCTTTGAACAATTCTTAAAATGTACTATTCAATTTCTTAAAGATTTAGACGAAAAAGAAAAATGTGTAAATGCAAATGATGAATCAAGTGAAACAGAGGTAGATCGTGATGAATATAGTGAATCAGAAGAAATAACAGAATTACATACTAACAATAATGAAGATTTAGAAGAAGAACCGCAAACTAAATTGTATATTAGTCCATCGTATAATTTAGACAACTTTGTTTCTGTAAAATCTCTACCAACTAACAAGAAAAAATATGGTAAAAAATAAAATAACTATATATTTTAGATAATATGGTTTATAGTAGAAAAAGAAATAGACAAAATAAAAGAAAAAGAAATAAATCTAACAAAAACAAAAAAACAAGAAAACAAACTATCAATAATCAATTTATACCACTAAAATGTAGTCCAGAAAATAACAATCAAAACGCTAATAGTAAAAACAAAAGTTTTACCTGTTATACAGACCAAGACCTTCATAGAATGAAAGAAATTTGGAATGCTCGTCACCCTGATCAACCAATTACAACTAATGATACAAAAGAAATATGGGAGCATTTAAAAAACTTTTTTATAAAATCGTGTAATAAAGAATCATGTTGGATAAATAAGTTAGTTAAAGGAACAAAGTTTGAAAAAGAATTGTTAGATTCATTCGCGCCAGAATCGCCAGATAATTGGCAAAAAAATCCTAATCAATGGCTTTCATCAATAGATATTTTAGATGTAATGTCACAATATGAAAAAGCGTATAAATGTTTTGACTTTTTAGGTCCAAGTCCAATTGATTATGATACACATAAAATATATGGCGAATGTGTTTGGGAAGAACTTTGTCATTTTAGTTTACAAGATATGATTAAACGTGGTAAGTTTAAAATAGGTATTTGTTTTAATTTAGACCCACATTATAAGCCTGGTAGCCATTGGGTATCTTTATTTATAAATATTAAAAAAGGCACAATATTTTATTTTGACAGTGCTGGTGAGCAAGTGCCACAACAAATAAAGAAATTTGCTGATACTGTAATAGAACAAGGTCACCATTTAGCAAGACCAATTAATTTTACATTTGACCAAAATTATCCAGTAGAACACCAATATGGAAATACAGAATGTGGTGTTTATACATTGTTTTTTATTGTTCATATGTTAGAAGATAAGGTAACTGCTCAATATTTAAAAACACATATATTGTCTGACAAATATATGGAAAAATTTAGAAAGGTTTATTTTAATCCGGACATTTAATCCGGACATTTAATCCGGACTTTTAATCCAGACTTTTAATCCAGACATTTAAAATAACAATTAGTTAAAATAACTATATAAATACTAATTAGTATATTTATATATTTACAAATTTATAATGGCCTTTTTAAAACAAGAAAATGTTCAAATGTTATGGGAACTTTTGTTAGATAGCTTACCTTCCAATCAAACTAACATAAATAATTTACAAACACTGTTTTTAAACAATGTTAAGCAATTTGGCGAAGTAGAAAAACATAATATTACGCCTGCTAATTTGGTTTCAGCTAATAAGCACTTTTTGATGTCAATGGTATCTTTAATTAATAAACAACAAAGTAGTAATACTAATAATACTAACAATAATTTAACATATTTGGCAAAAGATATACAAGCACAAAGACAAAATCAGTTTGACATACAAATGGCACAAAGGCAACAAGAGTTTGATAGTCTTTTAACAGTTAAAAAACCACCTGTTCCAAACTTTGCCGATGATATTGATTTAGCAAATGAGAAGTTAAGTGCTGATAGTATTAAACAAATGATTAATCAAACTGTATCACAAAGAAACTATGAATTATCTTCTAATGAAGTAACTACTAACAATAATAAAACTAACATATTTGATAAAATTAATAATAATATTAATAATAAACCAGTTTTTAAACAAATCAAAATAGATAATCAAGATTTATCTAACAATTTAATTACCGAATCTGTTATTGATTTAAGCAATAATGATAAAAAAAAACAAGTAAGTTGGTCTGAAAATCTACATAATGATACTACATTTAATATTTTGGACAAACTTAAAAAGGTTAATGATAATAATGATATTAATGATAATAATGAAAATGTAGTTATTAATTATAAAGAAGAATTTGTTAGTTTAAATTCTAAAATAGATGAACTAACAAATAAATTAAATCTTATATTAGATTTATTACAAACTAACAAATAAAGCTACGCTTTTATACTATTAAAGCTACGCTTTCTAAGAAGCCAATTTTTCAATTTTACCCTTTCCATTTATTACAACATATCTACCTTTTCTAATTGGGTTTACACCAGGCATTGTTTTAGCCGCAATATAGCTCTCATAATCATAAACATAATTATCTTGTTCATTAATAACAAATTTACGACCATATTTATCTGTTAGTTCACGGCCTTCCCATTTAATTGTCATCTTATTTAATGTACTAACAGTATCATTTTCATCCTTTGCAAAACTTGGATTATATGAAAAACTATTTGGTTTAGGATTACCAAATGATAAGCATTGTAGTCCTTCTTTTCTACTTGATTTAACGTGAACAGCACAGTCAATTGATGACTCTTTTATTCCCTTTGTTAGTTGATTTGTAATACCTTCTTTTATAGTAGATATTTCAAATAAGTTTTCGTCCGATGTTAATGGTCTATAAGGAGCAAATCTTGACTGATCTTTTAACTTCAATTCAATTGCCTCGTCTGACTTTAATTGCTCTGGTGTTAGCGTCATCAAATAAATAAATACTTCAACTGTTTGTAACTCTGGTGGCAATTCTTGGTGCGAACAAATACGACGAGCACGACCAATAACCTGCTCTACACGAACTGGATGCCAATATGGTTCCATAATATGAACAAATCTTGTATTACGCAAGTTAATACCTTCTGAACCAGCAGCTGTAATCATTAACACTTTAATTACTTCGCCCATATTATTATTATTACTAATTCTAGCCAGTTTTCTGGCAATGTTAGTTGGTACATATTTCCAAGCTCCATTATAAATGTTTCTTATAATTTCACGCTCTTCGGCTTCTTCTGTACCAGTATATAAAGCATATGTTGGCTTACCAATGTCTTCTTCTGACATATCAAGATCCCAACCATCTGTACCACTACGTCTAATTTTAAATTTAGCAAATCCATTTGCTTCTAACACCATTGTAAAAATACCAATACCTTCCATAGAACGAAATTGACTGTAAATTAAATGTAAACCTGGATTTTCTGGTGATTGAATATTTTCTAACATACGCAGAAATTTTGGACTTAACTTTTGTAGCCCTCTTGGGTCTGTAGGTGATAAATAAATATTAGCATTACGTTTTAAAAGCTGTAGGGCTTTTGTAATTGCTGCTCTATATGTAGCATCACCTGCTAACTCTAAAATTTCATCACCTTCTAACTCATCTTCCTCTCTGTTTTTAGCATCTTCATCTTTTATTTCTGGTAATATAATTTCATCTTCAGTCAAATCTAAACCTTCTAGTATATCATCTTCTGGTAATTCAATAGCAGGAGCCATTGTTTCAGCTATTGGTGAAATAAATTTAACTGTCTTTTTAACTTTTGCTTTAGGAGCTATTACTATTTCTTCTTCTTCTTCTAAGGGCTCATCTATAACTTTTTCTTCTTTTTCTTCTAAAGGTGGTGTTTCGCCTCCATGTTGCCCACCTTTCTTAGTATAACGAGCTTTTATATCATCAGGGATCATATCACTTGTTATACCAGAACCAGGAGTATTAGCAGCTTCTACTAATGCCTTAGCATTCTGTTCAAAAGACTCCTTTGCTCTAAATATTTTAGGAATTGGTCTACCAATTTCAGCAGGCATTACAAAGTTACAAGCCATACGTGAAAATATACGATATGTTGAACTTGAATCTTTAAAAAGACCATTTGTATCAACTTTACCTTTTGAAGGTTTTTCTGATTTACGTTCATCGTGTCTATAATTTTCATATATTCTAAACTGATACATACTCATTGGTAATGATTCAATTGTTGTATCTTTTACCTTATCATATCTAGGCAATAATTCTTCCTGAGCACTTCTAAAATATGATGTCAAACCCATAATACGTTTTTTGAATTTTTCAATATTTGTAACAGCACCAGTTGTTTTATCTAAGAAATAATTTGTAAACTCTTCTAGCTTATCAGGTAAAGCCAAATTAGCAGTAAAACTTGTGCCTTGTTGAACTGGTTTTATATCTTCCTTCATTAGCTTACTTACCAACTTTTTAATAAACTCTTCATCGCTTATCATACCACGCTCATCAACTACCTTAGCTCCTGTTTCAGCATCGACACGTTCTTTCTTTTCACCAGTTACACCTTTATATCCAGAACCAGTAATTTTACTTTCAAAACCAAATGGATTACGTGTGATTGTTAACACTCTTGAAGTTGGTTGGTAGTCTACATAATCAACTGTTTTGTCAGCAGAAAATAGCTGTGCTATTAATTCTTTTGTAATTTTCTTACCAGCAACATCAGTGTCTAGCCTGAACTGCCAAGTCTTAATGTATCCACGTAATATATTAAAAAGTATTCCAATTTCATTTGGATAGTTAATAATAGGTGTACCTGATAAAAGCACAATACGACAATTCTTAGCACGTAAAAGAAACTCGTATAATTGTAAAGCTAAACTTGTTGGTAATGGTTTATCAAATCCAGATGTATTAGCTTCCATTTCTTTCTGCATTGTTTTTGACATCTTATTTATTTTATTTACAATTCTACTAATCAAGTTATGTGCCTCATCAATTATTATAACTGAATCATCAAAAATATTATTTTCATAATTATTTGTCATATCTCTAAAACGATCACGACGTAAACCATTATAATTAATAAACTTATATTTGCGTTCAATCATAGCATCTATTTGTTTATCTAAACTCTTTTTTTCTTTGGATTCAAGTGTTTCAAAGTTGCTTCTCTTTGTTACATTTACTAACCAAGCACCACCTTGTTTTCTAATAAAATCTGTTTCTTCTCTACCAGAACGGTCTACAAATCCTAATGCCTTTGCTAAAATTTGTTCTTTCTTTGGATTTCCACCACTTGGAATAAACTCCCAAAATTGATTTTTTCTATATATTAAATCACCACACTTCTTTATTTCTTCTAAATAGTTACGACGCAATGATGCTGGTGTCATTACTATTACTTGACGACTACTTTTAAGTCCCTCTGCGATGGCAATACTACTACAAGTTTTACCTGAACCTAAACCGTGAAATAGTAATAATCCTCTATATGGTGTATATAAGTTGATATAATCTCTTACAATACGCTGGTGTGTTAAAAGTGATACTTCACCAGTATCTTGACCAATAGTATCACAAGTAATATTCTTTGTTTCATCCATTGTAATTTCTCTATATGGCTCAAATAAACTGTTAATAAAGTTAATAAAGTATTCGCGATTATTCATAAAATAACTGGAAACTTTAATGTCAACCTTTTCTTGCTCTTTTGGTAAACGATCCTTAACAATTGTGTCACCAATTCTTATCATATCAATTGGACCTAAATCGACATATTGCTTCTCACGCTTAGTGTATGTTTTTCTAGTAGTAGCAGTAGCAGTTGCTTTTGGTAAAGGGACTAATAATTCTTCATCATCAGATTCAATTAATAAAGGTGGCGATTCATCTTCACCTTCAATTACTAATCTAGCAGTTTGCTGCGCCTGCTTTGCTTGCGGTACAATAATTTCTTCTTCCTCTTCTAAAACTATTTTAGATGGTAGTTTAGTAATAGGTTTTTTAGCAGTAGCAGTAGCTAGAATCGGTTTTACTGGCATAGCATCTATTTTTGACACAACTTTTGACATTTTTGATTGTCTTAGTCTATCAGCAAACTCTTCTCTATTAAAAAAAGTATCAGCACGTTTATCTACAACTTTTGTTTCGACAGCATAAGCAGTCGGTTCACCCTTTGCTTCGCCTATTGCTTGTCCAATCCTTATCTTTACTCCTTCTGCTTTTTCAACTACTGGTTTTCTTTGTAAAATATTTAATAGATTTGGGTCCATCTCTATAATAAATCTATATAAAACTTTTTTAAACTCTAAACACTATTATTATTATATTTATTATAATAATATTTATTAATTATTATTCATTATAATTATTATTAATATGGTTTATTGATGTATATCTAGTAATTTAATTGCCTCATTACAAGCTATCTGTTCTGCCTTTCGTTTAATCTTATGTTGTCCTTCTCCTAAAAATATAAATGCCTTTCCATTGTTTTCCAATAAATAGTCTTGAACTGCCTTAAATGTCTTAAATTTATTAATATGAATTGCTTCATTCATAGTTGTATTGTAAATTTGCTGTCCTAAACACAAATAAACTCCCATTTTATACCCTAATTCTTCATCTCGTAACATTTCTAAATAATGTGGGGTTACCTTAAACTCCTTTTGTATCTTAACCTGTAAAATATTCTTATAATTGTCGTCATTTTGTATTAATGAAATCCAGTCAATATGTTTTTCAAATACATTTTCTACAAATTTTTGCGCCATTTGGAAGCCTGGCCCCGTAACAAACATTGTTTGAAACCAATCATTTTCATCTTTTACTACTATTTTGTTAAAGTCTAAAAACAAAGCTCCTAAAAATGATTCAAAAAGACAACCAAGTTTCTTTAAATTTGTTCTAACTTTTTTTTCCTCTGCGTGTCGCGAAATAATTAGCCACTTATGTAATCCCATTTCATAAGCAATTTTTCCGATTGCTTCATTTTTTACAATGGCAATCTTCTTCTCTGTCATAAAACCTTCATCTGCCTTAGGAAAGCGTCTATATAAATAATATTTTGTTACTAATTCTAAAATGCCGTCACCTAGAAATTCTAATCGTTGGTTAGATTTGGTGCTAAGTGGTAAGCAATCTGCTGGCTTTTCGGCAATAGTAATGTTTTGTAAGGTATTTTCAAAAGCAGGACGCTTAGTATATGACTCGTGAACAAATGCGCGATTATATAGCTCCATATTAAAGACAGTTGATGGCACACCATATCTGGTAAGAATAGATTGAACTTCGCTCAATGTAATCTTAGTGTTCAATGGGTTATATGGATTAAAAGTAAGACCTTCATCAGTCTTAATAATGTCGTCGTCTTTTAATTGTATTTGTTGATTGGTTTCCATTTTTATAATGTAGTATAGGTTTGTTATATTAATATATAGGATTGTCTTTAAGTAGTTTTAAA